CTAAACTCTTCCGATTCACCTTCATAGGTAATATCGTAATGGGTCGGCATAATATCAGGAATTCTCTGGTCAGGTTCGCCAAAGGAAGAACCTCCGTGAATAAAGTCCCAATCCTCAACGCGTCCGTTCTCGACGCAATCCTTACACAAGAAGGGGTGTACAGTAGAAGCATGCTTATGGGCAAAATTTCTACCACACCTGACCTTCTCAGTAAGTCGAATACCATTTGGTACTGTTGCCGGTCTCCCGTCAGAGTAGCAAAGTGGTATTCTTCTCGAACCTAAACACTTGTGTCGATGGATCTTGGTACAGTCTACATTACTGTGATCGACAAAGGCGATTAGGTCCTTCTGGATAACGTATCCGTTATCCAGACAATCCTTACATAGGAGGGGATGTTTCATAGATATATGCTTGTGGGCAAATACCTTACCACATTCCACCTTCTTAGTAAGCGGTACTCCATCTTGTCCAGTTATCGGTTTCCCGTCTTCTGAACGTATGGGTACTCTCCTCTGACCTATACATCTATGACGATGGGCTTTTGTACAGTCAACATTACTGTGATCGTCATTAGATATTAGGTCCTCCTGAACAGCAGATTCGTCAGACGTAGAAACGTCGTCAGAATCGCTTTCAGCAGAGTGGAAAACTTCGTTGCTGGAAGTATTTGCACCAGTTACATATTTCTCAAGTCTACATTTCAGACAGATTGAATCAATTTTAAGACGTACTTCATTACATCTCTTAATTGATTGTTCGTCGTCATGTAAACTCTCAATGGTTTGTAACTTGTTCAAACACTTCACAACGATTTCCTCCACTCTCTCAACTGATGTATCTTTCCTAATCTTCTTGAGTTGATTTTTCAAGTACCTCAAATCAGGTTCTATCGGGCGATTGTCCATTGTTTGCCGTTTAGAACCTCTTTCGGGTCCTTGACCTTTGAAACCAAAGAAGTTTTTGGTATCAGAGAAGATCTGGAAAAGTGCATCAGTCACAGATAATGGTTCATTGGGGATACCACGTAGTTCTCTTAGAGTTTCCTCTAATAGAACAGATGGTGGTTTCTCCAATGGAACATCATCTCGTAAGCTCTCTCGAATAAGCTTACAAGTATCTTGGTGGCGTTGGTACGCTGGTTTTAAAATGGAAATGAGATCACTATAGCTGAGGTCTTCAACTGGTGTTCCTTCATTAGCCATTGCTGGTAAAATCGTGAACTTCATCCACTCAAGATTACGTATTTGGTCTTCAGACAATTTCTCTAATTGTAAAGAGTTTCCGATAACGAATTTCTTGAATTCGTCTCGTATTTCTATTTTTACAACATAGTTACGTCGTCTGAGGAGTGCCTCGTTT